TATCACATTTACATAAGGCATACAAGCCTTTAAATCAGTTGCGTATGATGGAAGACGCAGTTGTTATTTACAGAATTTCAAGGGCACCTGAAAGACGTATTTTCTATATCGATGTAGGTAATCTGCCAAAGATGAAAGCAGAACAGTATCTACGTGATATGATGACTAAGCANNGGAGCAATACCTACGTGACATGATGACGAAGCATAAGAATCGTCTCACCTACGACATGACCACTGGTGATGTTCGTGACGATAGACGCCACATGTCAATGACTGATGACTTCTGGTTACCTAGACGTGAAGGTGGCAGAGGGACAGAGATTACTACTCTACCAGGCGGACAGAATTTAGGCGAACTCGATGACGTAATGTATTTTCAAAAGCGTTTGATGAAAGCCTTAAACGTTCCCATTTCGAGAATGGAATCTGATGCAGGATTTTCTTTAGGAAGAGCATCAGAGATTTCAAGAGATGAGATCAAATTTAGTAAGTTTATTAGCAGACTAAGAGCAAGATTTGCTACTTTGTTTGATAAGATATTAGAAAAGCAGTTGATTTTAAAAGGAGTTATTGCTCCAGAAGATTGGGCTGCAATTCAATCTAATCTCCGCTATGACTTCATGAGTGATAATCACTTTGAAGAATTGAAAACAAGTGAGATTTTGAGAGAGCGACTAGGTTTACTCAGAGATATTGATGAGTATACCGGTAAGTACTATTCGACAGATTGGGTACGTAAGAACGTACTATATATGACAGAAGACGAAATCGAAAAGATGACTCAGGACATTAAAGATGAGGAAGAATCGACAGAAGATGACGATGATTCTGATTCAGGAATGGATTTTGGAACAGAACATAAGATCGTATAGACCAGTTGTAATAAAATATAAATAAGATATATAAACGAGGAGATAGTAATGAGCGTGAAAGAATTAATTAAACATGCGATGGACAAAGACGCAACACAATTTCAGTCTAAGTTCCAGGACATTATGGCAGACAAAATGACATCTGCTATCGAAACAAAATATGCTGACATGTATGGTGCGGGCAAGCAGTAGAAGTTGAAGAGCCAGTTTCAGAACCAGACGTAGAAGCAGTAACAGACCAAGAGTAAGGGGCAACAATGAAAAGCTTTAAGGAAATGCTTGCTGAGACTACAGACAAACCAAAGTCTCCAGATGAGCAGAATTTTTTAGACAAACATATCGTTGACAAGCGTGATCATCCTGTCGCACCTGATGACCAGTTCTCAGGTGAGATTAAGGGCAAGAAGAAAAAGAAGCGTGAGGCTGATCGTGAGGAAGGTCAAGATAAAGAAGTCTACGAAGAGATTGAAGCTGAAGAAGAAGTCATTGTTGAAGGTGTTCTTGAAGACTTAGCTAAAATTGTTAAAACAAAGTCTATCGGACACGTAAAGTTTAAAGACGGCAAGAAGCAAAAAGTCGATCTTACTACCGCATCTATGATCCTATCAATGCACAAGCAATTGAATGGCTCAAATAAAAAGAAAGTTGACGGTATGTTAAACGACAGTAAAAAGTTTATGCAGATCGTTCAATTTGCAATGACTGCGGGGAAGAAATAATATGTCTCTATTAATTAAAGAAATCGTTGAAGACGTACAATACATCTCAGAAGATGTTCTTAACGAAGAAGGCGAAAAGACAGGTAAGAACTATTTCATTGAAGGTGTCATCATGCAAGGTGACATTAAAAATAGAAATGGACGTATGTATCCAGCATCTACTCTTATTAAAGAGATGACCAGATATAATAAAAATTACGTTGAAGCAAAACGTGCATATGGAGAGTTGGGACATCCAGCTGGACCCACAATTAATTTAGATCGTGTGTCACATATGTTTACAGAACTCAAGCAGGACGGATCCAACATCGTTGGACGTGCTAAAGTCATGGAGACTCCAATGGGTAAGATCGTTAAAAGTCTTATCGATGAAGGTGCAAATCTTGGTATCTCATCACGTGGCATGGGTNNCGGTTCTATTAAGCAAAATAAAGATGGAGTTATGGAAGTGCAGGGCGACTTTATGTTAGCAACTGCTGGAGATATCGTTGCAGATCCATCAGCACCAGACGCATTCGTTAAGGGTGTTATGGAGGGCGTTGATTGGGTCTACGATGTAGCATCTTCTTCTTGGACAATGGCAAACGCATTTGATCAGATTGAAGAGGAAATCAAAGAGACGGCAAAAGTATCTACAAGGGAATTGGAGATTAGGGCTGCCGCTCTTTTTGAAAAATTTGTAAGTTCATTGTCAAAAACATGATTTTTATAAATATAATAGATAAACACCTACTATTAAAGGAGAAACCAAATGAGTGAAGAACTAGAGAAGAATCTAGACTTGGACGAAGCCAAAGCAACTGGTGAAGATTCTGTTGCGGCTGATCCTGTAACACCCGCTGGCGGCGCTGTCAAAAAGCGTAAAGGCGATGTTAAAAAGGCAGCTGATCCTAAAGCAGATAACATCGAAGACGATGTAAAAACACCACAAGGCTCAAATGACGAAGGACTGAAAGAAGCAGTCGAGCGTCTATTTGAAGGCACCGAATTGTCTGAAGATTTTAAAACACAAACAGTAGCTATCTTCGAAGCCGCTGTACAAGAAAAAGTGATCGCTGAAAAAGCCGCACTTGAAGAAAAGTTTGAAAGTGATCTACAGGAGCAAGTTAATACTANNCTACTGTAGACGAGTTAGTAGAAAAAGTTGATCAATATCTAGACTACGTAGTAGAAAGCTGGATGGAAGACAACAAGGTTGAAGTCGAAAGCAACATTAAAGTTGAAGTCGCTGAATCACTGCTGACAAGTATCAAAGGTCTTGTTATTGAGCATAACATGGAAATCGATGATGAGCAAGTCGATGTAGTTGCTGATTTGGAAGCTAGACTTGAAGAGTCTAATTCTAAGTACAACGATGTCGTTGAGCAAATGATTGAAATTCGTGAAGCGAAAGAAAAGGCTGATCTTGACATCGCATTCAAAACTATTTCTGAGGACTTAACAGACACTCAAGTCGAAAAATTGCGTGTTCTCTCAGAAGGCGTGTCTTATGAATCAGTAGAAGAGTTTGCAACTAAGATGGAAGCCATTAAAACTTCTTACTTTGCTGAACAAGCTCCTGCTCCTGTGCAAGAAGACGAAACCGATCTTCTACAAGAAGAGACTGCGGAAGAAGCACAACCTGTTATTGACCCGTCGATGGCTCGTTATGCGGAATCGCTTGGCCGCTTTGCCGCAAAATAAATTTTTATAAATAATACTAAGTAAAATCTCAAAAAAGGAGAACCACAATGAGAAATGAAGAACTAATGCAAAAGTGGAAGCCGATTCTAGAGCATGGCGCTCTGCCCGGCATCCAAGATTCTCACAGAGCGGCCGTAACGGCAACTCTTTTGGAGAATACTGAAGAGTCAATGCGTGAAGGTGAAAGCCTTGGCACTGGATCTTTGTTGAACGAAGCCGCACCAGCTAACTCTACTGCTGATATGGCTAAATATGATCCCGTACTGATCTCACTAGTACGCCGTGCAATGCCTAACTTGGTTGCATATGATATCGCAGGCGTACAGCCGATGACTGGCCCAACTGGCTTGATCTTCGCTATGCGTTCTAAGTACGAAGACACTTCTAATAAGCCAGAAGCCTTCTACGGCGAAGCAGATACCGATTACTCTGGTACTGGTACTCATGCTAACGCATTGGGTGCAGGTTCAGAAACAACTGGTACTGGCCTTGATACTGCTGATGCAGAAGCACTTGGTGACGGTGTCGGAGCTGAGTTCGCTCAAATGTCTTTCTCAATCGAGAAAGTGTCCGTAACTGCTAAGTCACGTGCTATGAAAGCTGAGTACACAACTGAGCTTGCTCAAGACCTTAAAGCTATCCATGGTTTGGATGCTGAGACTGAGTTAGCAAACATGTTGTCTGCTGAGTTGCTTGCTGAAATCAACCGTGAAGTAATCCGTACAGTGTACTCAAACGCTGTTGCTGGTTCTCAGAGCGGAGTAGCATCAAACGGTACTTTCAACTTAGACGTAGACGCAAATGGTCGTTGGTCAGTTGAGAAGTTCAAAGGCTTGATGTTCCAAATCGAGAAAGAAGCGAACCAAATCGCAAAAGACACTCGTAGAGGAAAAGGTAACATGATTATCTGTTCTTCAGACGTAGCTTCTGC